GAGATTTTATTTCACCTTCACGTTTTGCTTTCTCTTCATCAGCGAAAGGAAGATACTGTTGAATGCTATCACTTAGTTCAGTATTCTTTCCGTTGAGAGTTTTGATCTCATTCTGGCAATCTGCAATGAGTTCAAGTTTCGCTTCTTTCTGTTCTTTGTTGATTGATTTGATATCTTTAATATACTTTTTCTGCGCCTCAAGTTGCGTCTGATTAACGGTGCTTTGATGAGCAACATCTTTCATCTGATCTTTTAGTGTGCTATGTTTTGTTTTCAGTAAACCATTCATCTTTGAAAACACATTAATGTCCAGAAGATCCTCAATAACATCTCTACGATTAGGTGATGAGAGTTGCATAAAAGGAATGAATGAAGACGATCCCAACACTACAATCTGGTGAAAGCTTTTATGATTAAGCTTCAAGATGTTTTGCTCAAGGATCTTCTGGTACTCTTTTGCATGAGAAGACTGATCTATAAGTTTTCCGTTATGCATTATTTCAAATATGTTTGGTTTTATTCCTCTACGAATAATGTAATCAGATCCATGTACGGTAAACTCTACTTCAACCATCGCCTCTTTATTGTTTATAGAGTTGACTAATTGAGGTTTAGATATGTTACGATGAGCCTTGCCAAATAGGGCAAACGACAACGCATCAAGCATTGTAGATTTACCAGCCCCATTATGGCCTATCACTAACGTAGATTTGTGGGCTGTAAAATCAACCTTAGTAAAGTTATTACCCGTACTAAGGAAGTTCTTCCATGCCAAAGTTTTAAATATAATCATTTATGCTATCTCTAAAGACTGTGCCTCTATCATGAGCGAAGACATTTCTTTTTTGATTCGGTCTTTATCCAAATCAGTGTCTACTGCGTCTACATAAGTATACAACAATTCTGAAGTATCTTCAACCGAAATCTCACCATCTTTAACATTTTTTCCAATAAATTCGTCAAAGTTCTCAGCAATCTTTAGTTCTAGGATCTTACGAGACTGAACCTTATCTACAAACCTGTCAAACTCATATGGATCAGACTTATTAATAACAACGATCTTTACGAACTTGTTATCGACCTGATCTAGATTATAGTCAAGATAATCATGCTTACTATCATCATAACGAATACGATGGAATATAGTATGAGGATTTCGAATAGCCTCAAGATTACGTGTCTCCGTATCCAAGACATGAAAGAACTTATCATCGTGAGCATCATTCCAGAAGAACTCCATTTGTGATCCAAGGTACTTTATATTACCTTGCTCTGACTTAGTATGAAAATGTCCTGATAGGACTTGTTCGAATCTCTGGAAGACATTACGATCAAGACCACCATCAAACTTTATGCCCTTCATCATTTCGTAGCCATTGATCTCAAAGTGACCAGCAAGCCAATCACACTTTGCAGACTCTAAAAACTTTAAGGTTGTCTCTTCATTCTCATCATCAAGCCAAGGGATAAAGCCTAACCTAAACCCATCATATTCCATTACAGTAGGTTCATGGATAATGTTGATCTCATTCATGTAGTGACCAAGCAGTTCCTTCAGAGAGTTTAGTTCTCCAGTGTTTTTGTAGAAGGTGTCGTGGTTTCCCCTGATGATATCCATAGTGATTCCAAGCTCTCTAAGAGGTTGGAGGAAATGTTTTCTATTACAGTTAAGTGCTTTGAAATTTATATACTTCCGATTATCGTAATAATCGCCCAAGTGAACAATATGACTAATGTTGTTTTCCACAAGATATGGAAAAAAGGTATCAGTATAGAATTTATCAGCATTGGCAATAAACAAATCGCTACTATTACGTATGCCACAGTGAGTGTCATTTAGTATCGCAATCTTCATAAAAAGCTACTCAAGTCGGAATCAACAGAAACGTTTTTCTTGAGCCGCTTGGTAGCCTTCTTTTCTTCTTTAGCAAATATTTTAAATTCATTATCTTTCTCTTTCACTTTATCGATACGTCCTTTTAACGTATTTACAAACGCCGCCGCAACATGAGTTCCAGTTTCGTTATTGCTCATAATATATTCTTCTATACCAGAAGATGCCATATACTTTAACTTAACATCTTGCTGTTTCTTTTCTTTGGCTATACGCCTTAGAAACGCATACCAAGAGATCTGTGTGAAGTAAGCAAACGCATTAGGGTTACCTGTGCGAGTAGCCGCTTCAATGTTATAATTCTCAATGGCTTTAAGACAGTTCTCTACTGCATCCATAACCATCTCTTCACGATAGGTATATCGAATGAAGTTAGATTTATGAGACAGTCCTTCACATATTTTTAGGAAGCAGTTGGCTATGTAATCAGGTACAATAGGCAACTTAATCTCAGTTTTTTTAGCTTCCGCTAGTTCAGTACAATATACTACAACAGCCTGAGAGAACTCTTTGTTGTTCACGTAATGAATACTTTTTCGCTTAGTTCGTGCCATTATAAATCCTTCAATTCATTAGAGTATAGCATATATTTTTATCAGCGTCAAGTGTAAAAAAAGACTTGACGAATCACCAAAAGGTGTATATAATTAAAGAGTAGGCTTTGAGGAGTAGAGAATACCCTAGTCTATTGCTTTGATGTGTTTGATATATTCTGTCATGGAATGATCACTAAAGTTATCAACTTTACCTTTTTTCAAACCCATCCACATACCATTCAACTTATCTTTAACTCTTTGCCACTTGGTAAGACTAATATACTTACCATATGCATTTATATAGTGCTGTGTTCCATGATGAACATATCCCATCAACCGTAGAGGAACTGTGGTGACGATATCATTATTATTCTTCCACCTATGATGGACTACAGATAAACTTTTAACATACCTTCTCCAACCCACACGAGGAGATCCATATGTGTATAGTTCTTGAGGGTTAGGAACCTTATCATTGAAATGACACCTACTCGCCATAATAGTAGCCATAGCCGCTCCTAAAGAATGCCCACAGAACCAAAGTTCTCTTTTACCCTTTAAGCCCATTATGTCAGCCATAACTCTAGGCCACAGCATATCTACTTCTGCTTTAAATCCTCTATGAACTCTACTAAGAGTTTCTGCTATCACTGGCATTGCTTTTAGATCAGCACTGATATCATTGAACTCTGTAGGTTGTGTACCACGACAAGCAACAACTAGATCAGTCTTATTACCAAACCTATATGCCTGTGCTCCATCTTTATCATAAAATTCGACAGTTGTAAACCCTAACTTCTTTGCTTCAGTCTTAACTTTGCTTGGCTTGTTGTAAGATATACTTGCAAGCTTTGCGAATAGGAGAGATCTCTCTTTGAAATTTAGTTTTTGTATGCTCATGTCATTTCCTTCAATGCATTTTGTTTCTGGGGTTTGGGAATGATAGCACGTTAGGACTATCTGAATCGTGATATAATTCCAGACCATCACGTATCTCTTTTAGTTTTTCAACATACTCACCCACTTTTTCTATTAGTTCGTCTTCTGATAGTTCATTATTATCTATTGCTTCTTTATAATTTTTTACCATTATAAGATCTGGATTGGCTTCTCCTACAAGATGATTACCATCTAAAGAGATAAACATATCACCGCCTTCTTGCAAAGCCATCCAAGGTCTAAAGGTATAATACCTATTGCCGTTTTTATCAAAGGTAGTTCTTAGTTGTAAGACCCTGCGAACAACTAGTCCACTGAAATCATCAGTAGGCCATTCTAGAACTTCGCAGATTATCTCATCTCCGCTAACTAACTTGAATTGTTTTATTTCATTCATTATATATCTACCTTGACAATTTTATATTTGAACTGTTCTTTTTCATATATCTTCACTCTTTCTGCGGAGTGTAGTAGTGTGTAATTTCTCTGAGCCTTCCAATGTAGATCATCTGCTACATCAAATAACCTAGTCGTTCTTCCATCATCAGACTGTCTTAGTCCACGTCCAATACTCTGTAGCACTCTTATCTGCGATTTACTTGGTGAAGCAAATATTATATTATGCAGATTGCGAATGTTAATACCAGTGCTGAAAGTTCCCAATGATGCAACAATTATCGAATCCTTTTGTTTCTCTACGATCTTCCTTATGGCTTCCCTGTCATTAGTCTTCACGTCACCGCTAACAAAAAATACTTTTCTATTAGAATCAATCTTATCACGTATCATCTCAAAGAGTGGTTTTCCATGATCTGCCACACGATTGTATAATACAAGAGTGTTTCCTTCACAAGATAAAGCCAGATTAGAAATAAGATTATTGCGAGAAGGGTTCCCAATGATGAAGTCAATTTCTTCCTGATATGTTTTTTTACCAAAGTTTTTCCTCACCTCTTCTGAATAATTTAATAGAAGCACCTTTATAGTTAAATCAGCAAGTGTGCTATCGTCTTGTAATGCCTTAGTCGTAGTAACCTTATACACTGGTCCGAATAGACCTTCTAGTACAAGTTTGTGTGTCAGTGTGCCATCAAGAGTTCCCGTAGTTCCAAATCTATATTTTGCTTCAGTCGCTTTATTCATAATAGATGATAGTGACTTAGATTTAAATCCATGGCACTCATCACCAACAACCATTCCAAACTGTTCAAACCACTTCTTAGGGTATTTATATATGCTCTGCCAAGTAGATATTATGATAGCCTTGTCAGTATTCTTATCTTTCCCTGAGTATATTCTGTGCATACCATCTTCAGACATACCATAGTCTACAAAGTCTTGATGCATTTGTTCTACTAAAGATGTTGTTGGAACGATGATAAGAACTCTTCCACCCTTTGGATATGATAACCCATTAGACAAATGATATAACCAATACTTTGCTAGGATGTATATTATAAAAGACTTACCAGAACCTGTTGGTGACAAAAGTATGCCTCTACTGCGCTCTAAAGCCTTTAGAACGGCATCATACTGGTATTCTCTGGGCATAAAGGGTAGGTTATCATTTTCGAGGTAATGATTTAAATCAGTGATCTTATCTTTAACCAGAGGGAAACCATACTTAGTTTCTTCTGTATCTAAAGTATAACCACGCTCTTGACAAAACTTTATTACATACATATAAAGTCCAGCATTCAGTTCGCCTGTCATACGATTGAATAACTTTATCTTGCCATCCCATATCTTATTCTTATAGGCTGGCATAAACTTGTATCCCGGAACGTAAAAAGAAAAGTAATCAGATAGTTCATATGCAAAGCCACCTTCGCAATCAACATACATCATACTGTAGTCTTTTAACTTAACGGTTATGTCAGCCATTTTCTTTTAGTTCTCTATACTGTTCACGTACACTCATAAACTCTTTTAGGTAATCGTGTGTGTTAACAGTGAAGATCTGTGGGTGATCGTGATCTACCGCAATCATAATAACACCCTGCTTGATAGCAACACCTGTTCGCTCATAGAAAGCCGCCGCATAGAAAGATGCTTGGATAAAGTAGTTAGTGACCCACTCTATCTTCTTAGGCTTACGAGATGTTTTGAAATCTATTACAGATAGTTCGCCGTTGTATTCAGCAATACAATCTACTTGTCCAGCACACTTAAGTTTGTCACTGTAAAGGTATTCTTCTTGAAACCAAACGTTGTCTACTCTGTCATCCATTATATCTTTGAGATGACTAAAGGTGAATAGGTTATTGGGCATAGCATCCTTATCCCAATCATCTACATTGTCCAGATAATCTTCTGCTAATTTGTGGACAGAAGTTCCTCTGGTAGCCGCTTGAAGAGAGATCTTATTGGCTTCTTCAGCACCAACTCTCTTGCGCCATGCTATGATACTATCTTTACTGAGGATACTAAGAACTGTTGTTATAGAAGGATACGCATTGCCTTCTGGAGTGAAATACTTACGCCCACCCTTACTTGTCTTCCTAGTCATTTTTGGTAAACTAATACCGTGATCTACATGATTAAACATTATCCACCCGCTTCAAAGACTTTCCATTTTATAATATTACCAATAGTTTGATGCCGCCACTTAAGAGCATCTACTATGTCTGTAGTTGTATTTATAAGGGTCTTTAAGTACTCTATTTTCATCTCAGACTCTTGGATCTCAATATCAGAGTCGTAGTAATAGTTCATATCACCCTTAAGGATCTTAAGACCATTGAGAGGATCGTAGTTCCAACCACGAGCTTCTATTTCTTCTTGGTCCATCTTACCATTATAGTATAGCCACTTGTTCTTAAGTAAAATCTTTTGATCCATCTCTGTCTTCTTAAGACGCAACTTAGCGTTTGCCAAGACTTCAAGATACTTGGCGTGATGCTTTGGAGTTGAGCGAGAGGTCTCTGCTAAATCATTTCTGGGGATTTGACAATCTTCTTGCCAAGCCGCAATGACTTCTTCTAATGTTTTCATAATATACTTTCGTTTGTTACTTCAGTTCAAAATAAGAAAATCTAAATGATGCTGGGAATGTTATGAAAGATACGTCACCTGATGTAGATTCCAATGTCATGTCACCAAGACTTGTTGGAATACAATCAATGTATCTGATCTGTCTAACCTTGTTATTATTACTACTTAGAATGCTCAAAGTAATATCAGCATATGTAGGTGGCTTCAAGGCTGTCCTATACAAAGGTGTAGTATCTTCTTGTTCTATAGTTCTTTCCAACCATTTATACATCTCTGTATAAGCATTAAGATTTTCGTCAACTATTATCATAGCAGTTAATTCACCAAATGTCAACTTATCTCCAGCAAAAGGTATAGAAGAAATTCTCTTATATGGGACTTCTATTGGGTTGGATGACAATGCTGGATGCATAACAGTCTGACAAAAGAACTCTAGGTTCTGAAAATGCTTGTGATCGATAGTAAGTTTAAAAGCATTTGGTTGCAAGTAGTTAACATTATTCAACGCTGAAGCTGATGTTGTGGTATCTACCGCTAATGTTGGATTTAATGTAGGCATAAGTTGTTCCTAAAAAACTCTGTATAACTGTATTTATACCCTTGACACAGGCTCTTTTATATGTTAATAATAGTATGTAAGCAATAGAAAAGGCGAATCACATGACACAATTTGATAAATCTAAGTTTAACTATCATGGTGGTTACTTAATGTATAGAGGTGATTATGAGGACAGACCAGTATATCCTGATGGTCCTAACGTACATCCTACTATGGTTGGACGTGGTGTTGATCTGTTTATCGCACGTTTCAAGCATCGGGGTGCTCCTATCACCAAATCACAGTTTATGAAAGAACTTTGTGAGTCGTTTACTGTTGAAGAATTTGCGGTTGCCACTACTGGAAACTCTCTAAGTTCTGCGCCTGTTAATGTTCTGAAGGATAATAACCCTGAGTGGTATGAGAACATTATGAGCAAATGGTTAATGAAACAGGCCGCATAAAAAAAGCGCACCATCAGGCCAGACAGTGCGCTAAGTGCGGGGGGGTTTAATCCCCCCCTTTTTTATATTTAAATCTATGTGAGAATGTTGTCTACACGGAAGATTCTGTAGTACTGGTTAGTACGTGCAGTCGCAAGACCATCAGCGGGTGCGGCACCTACGAATGGGTTAGACGCCATGCCATAACGAGTTTTGAACCCGATACGTGGCTGGAAGTCGTTCTCACCTACGGCACGAACCATTGTTAAAGGTACATATGGGCAATAGAATACGCCAGCGTCATATGGGTTAGAACCTTTATAGCCTACGTTGATGTAGTCGGAAGTTGCATATGGGTCAATATATACCCGAATACGACCATTCAACACACCAGCGAAAGTGTTACCTGTGTCATCAACATTTAAGTTTGTTGACAATGCTGGAGCATAATCCAACATACCAGAAGCGGCAAGTGCAGAAGCTACGTCTGAAGAACAGATAATAAAGTTACCTTTTCCTCTTCGTGTTTCTTTTGCAATCACGTTGGCTTCACGATCAAGCTGTACGCCTAGACCTTTAAACTTCTCAGCACTCCAACGACCATCAGCATCGCTTGACAAGTCAAAGATACCTTTTACAGTAACGTTAGCTTGACGTGCGCCGATTTTGGCTTGGCTGTTGATTGTACGGATAACTTCACGGTTAATTTCCGCAAGGATCTCAGTTGACAGAATGTTGGCTAACTCTGTTTCAGCGTCAAGACCATGAATTGCTTTCAAGTCCTGTGCTAATTCTAGAGTGTACTCAGCTTTCAAAGCACGTGACTTTGCGGTCACTGTTGCTTTTTCAATGCTGAAGCCCATTTCTGAGAATGCTTCACTACCAGATACGCCTAAACCTTCAGCTTCCGCTGTAGTATATGCATCACCAGTGTAAGGTACATTTGCTGAACCAGAGTCAACGATAGAACCGCCGCCATCTGTATCAGTTACACCAGCAAGACCTGAAGGTGAACCGTTAGCAGTTGTTGCTGAGTCACCAGAGAAGCCTACTGCCGCTTCGTTGAATAGTGCCTCATCACCGACAGATACGCCAGCTTTAGTTGTTTTGTAGTTTGACTTCATTGCGAAGATCAAGCCTGTTGGACCTGACATTGGCTGAACACCAGCAACGTCATATGCCATCATGTTTGGCATCGCACGTCTGACGAGTGAAATCAGAATTGGGTTCCAGTTGTCAGCCGCACCTGTTGCGGCAGTACCAGCACCAGCGGCGTTAGCCGCTACTTCTTGTAAACCTTGCTCTTGCAGGGCTTTCTCAGTGTTCTCTAGAACAGCCGCCGTAACAGAACGCTTGTGAGCATCGGTAATAGAACCCGCTGACTCTTCGTTCAATACTGGTGACCACTTCTCTACGAGACGATCATAAGTTTCCATAATTGGATCTCCTTAACTTACTTAGTTGTTTTTCTTATTGCGTTTAGGTAACTTTCCATTGCCGCTGAAGTTTCTACAGTGTCATCCGCTGTATCATCTTCTGTTTCTTCTGCGATAATAGATGTTGCAGTTTTCTGTGAGAAATATGATTCTTTCAGAGTTGCCACTTTATTAGTGAAAGACTCTTCTGATTCAAATTCAACAGATTCTGCTAGTTTGGCAAGCTTTTCAACCTGAGTTTCTGCTAGATCTTTGGACGCTTCACGAATAATCGCTTCACGCTTGTATGTTTCTAACTCTTCTGAGATTGTCATAGCTTTAGCAACTGCTTCGTTATACTGCTCTTCTAGTTCTTCGTTTGCAGTTGCAAGTTCGTCTACTAGGTCAACTTTGGACTCAGGGACTTCAACATAAGATTCTACAAACAAGTCTTTCAACTTATCCATAAAGCCTTCAGCAATTTCTGAACGTAGTCCAGATTGTATTGCTAGTTTGTTATCGTCCATCCACTGTTCAACCACATAGTTTAGGTAGCTGTCCACTTTCTCTACGAGATCGTTTTTAGTTGTAGCAACTTCTTCTGCCAACTGATCGGCATATTCTGTTTCTAAACGATTGATCTCTGTTGAGATTTTGGATTTAACCGCCGCTTCAAAGATGATTGCTGTTTTAGCTTTAAACTCATCACTGAGTGTAGCTTCAGATTCAACGAGAGCATTCAAGTCTTCACTAAAATCTCCATCGATATCGACAGACTCGGCTTTCATTGCGCCAGCATCGCCTTTTTGCATTGGTTCGCTTGTTCCCTTATCACCCTTACGCTTCTTAGCGACCGGGCCTTTTTTCTCAGCGGCATCAACAGATGCTACTGATTGGGCTTCAGCATTCTTAGGATCGTGAGCTTCTTTCTCTACAAGATCGGTTTCCGACTCGTCTAGAAGTTCTACATCCTGTTCTTCGATTTGATCAGCCATGTTAGACTCCTTAATCATATTTGTTTCAATAACGAGAGGAAATTCTTGTACTCACGCACTTGCGTCTCATAAAGATCCGCACGTGGAGCATTTTTTATTTCAGTCTCTATTCTTTCAATTTCTTGAGCTTCAATGATGCCATTATTCCAAACCCACTCTACACCTTCCATTATCCCATTAACAAAAGCATTTGGTGCAGATGGATCTTGTACGATATCAACCGTATTAAGCATAAAATCATCTTTGACGTACATAGTTCCGTTACGTTGCTCAAGGCTACCCATACCACGAGTTGACACACCTAGTTGAACGCCGCCCTCAAGTAAACCTTTTACGATATTACCCATTGGAGTATCCAGTATTTGTGCCTTACCCACAACATCATTTCCCTTCCAAGAAAGTTCTGTGATTTTGTGGGATACTTTATCCAAGTTAACAGTGGGTCCATCAGGATGATTTAACTCACCTACCGCTCTGTTCTTGGAAACCTGTTCGTCCACATATTTACCAACTGCCTTTTCCATTATAGGCTTTGGATATATGCGTCCGTTTCTATTCTTTGATTCAGCTTGCATGAAGACGCCTTCAATCACATGGGATTTTGTGCCATCTTCTTTTTTCTCTATAACGCACTGAACATCTGTTTCAGTGTATTCTGTGATCAGCTTCATCTAATTAACCTTTATATTGTTTAACAAATTCTTTAGCCATTTTCTCAGCTTCTTTCTGAGACTTATAGTCATCGAGTCTGTCACCATCTATATACACAACAAAACCGTTCTTCTCTTTATGAATCATTACGGGAAGGCCACTGATCTTTTTCTTAAAGACCATTTCGCCAGAAGGTTTCCTACCAGCAAGTTCCCTTATATTTCTAAACGTTTTTGTCATATTATTACCTTTATTTATACTAAAAAGATTTTTGACATGATATAATTATTCTTCTGTTTCGTCTTCTTCTTCAGTATCATCGTCATCTTCATCATCTAACTCATCTATAGCCGCATCGATATCTTCTTCAGAAGGATCATCATCATCTAATTCTTCTTCTGCGCCATTAAACATCTGAGCCGCAACAGCAATCTTTTCTTGATCTAACGCATCATCCATCTTTGCTTGTAGCAATTCGTGGAATGTAGGTGCCGCTTTAGAAAAGTCATCGTCTACTACATTCTGAATAAAGCTATTCATTTTAGCATCTCGACTCATTTCTGGCTGTTCAAGTGGTTGATCTATACTCATTGTTGTTCTTCCTCATCATCGGTTTCAATTTCGCCAGATTCTTTTTCTTTAGTAATCTGATCTTTCATTTGCTTTATACCATCATCATCTAGCATTAATACATTCTTAAGCACGTATTCTTTAGAGAAGAACTCTCCGACATACTGTTGTACTTGATCTAGTTGTTGTAATCTATTTGCTAATAACTCTGCATCTTTAAGTTCTGTGAAATGATTGTCTCTTATATAGTCAACTGTAATATCGTTTTTCCAGTTGTTCCAATCATCTTCAGTGATAAGACCCTTCATGATTAGTTGCTTCTTCAGAACTTCTGTGAAAAGCATACCAAATCTATTACGTAGTCTGTCAACAAACTTCTGAAACTTAACTTCATCTCTAGAGATCTCTGTGGATCTACCTAAAGAGAACTGTGTCTCTTGCTCAAGTCTACTAACTGGAACGTTTAGTGATCTATACAAACGCTTCTGGAAGTATATGATATCATCAATCTGTCCAAGGTTCTCACCGCCGGGGAGTGTTGATATCTCTGTACCTCTACCACCTTCACGGCGAGGTAGCCAGAAGTCTTCAAGCATTGACATATGCTTACGATCATCTCTAATCTTACCAGTGTCTGCATCATACACAAGTTTATTACGGTAACGAGCCATAATATCTTTCATATATGTTTCGGCTTTACCTCTTGGTAAGTTACCTACATCAATATAGAATATACGTCTTTCGGGTGCTCTGGCTAGTCTGTAAATAACTAGAGAGTCTTCCATCATCCTCAACTGATTGATTGGCTTTAGTGCTTTGTGTAAGTGAGAAACTACACGCTTACGAGTGGCATCTAAAAGACCTGATGTTACATAAGAAACTGAGTCATTAGATAGTTTAACACCAGAGGTTTGTGACCCCGGCTTCTCTTGGTAAATGTAGAACTCATTAACTGAGTCTACTAGACTAGCGCCTGTTACTACATCTTTTTTCTTCTTAACTTCTTTTACTTTGCGGATCTTAGAAGAATCGATTGGTCTTATTTCCTGAATACCAGCCTTTAAGTTCTTCTCATCTACGACTAAGTGATGGTAGATACGTCCATCGACATACCAACGTCTAAACATATCATGACCTAAATCATTAAAGTTTAACATAGATACGATAGTGTCAAACTCTTCAGTGATTTGTTTCTTAAGTGAGTCGCTGAGACCTTCAACATTATCTAATATTAGATTTACTGAACTCTCACTCTCGCTTGATATAACGCTTTCGTTCACAATATCTTCTATCGCCGCATCAACCTCAGGGTGAGTAGCAACTGCACGATATTGTTGAATATTCTGTAAGTTATCTTTAGCGTGGTCTTCACCACCAATATTAACATAAGTGCCATAGTGAGCACCAGCCGAAGTAACATAACCAGCACCATCCTGATCAACAGGTGGAACAATAGAAGTAAGCTTTTCATCTTGCTTCTTCTTAGAACGTTTGATTTCAAAACCAAATAATTTAATAGAATCGTCTGCCATTGTAATTCCTAGTGTTGTGGAGGTAGAGGGGCCATCACAGCCCCTCTTGTTCTTTATTTATACTCCGTTTAAGAAGTGGTTGCGGCTTCCCAATATTGCATTTGGAACTCTACCGTAAACTTCTCAATCTCATTTTCTGAAGCATAGTTCAGATCGATTGGAGAAACGTTAGTAGGGAAACAACCTCTAAAGTTATAAGTCTTTAATGTAGAACCATCTTTGTCAAGTTGTTCAACAACAAGGTCTGCTTCGTAATCAACAGGATTGGTTAAACCAGTATTAGTGCTGTGTGCATTCATACCGTTCATCCAACGTTCCATTGCGTCACGAACATTAAAGTCTGTGTCATTAATGATAGAGGGTGTCCATGTTTCAAATGTACGATCCCCTGCCATCTTTAATTGTCTACCTCTAAAGGGAACAATTATTGTTGCCATAGTGGAAGCGGGAAGTTGTGCCGCTTCACACATGAAAGATGTAAGCTCTACATCTCCGTTTGCATAGCCCGGAAAGTTAATCGTGGCTTTGAAGAGATTAGGTCTCGCTCCACCACCACGTAACTTGGCTTTAAAATCATCTACGCCTAGTACTGCCATCTTCTTATCTCCTTATACCGATAGGCCAGCGACTTCTTCAAAGTCAACGCCAGATCTTACAGCTACAAAGTTAAGAGTTATGTAGTTGATAGAACGTGATGGTTTGATGAAGATGTTTGCAATGAACTCGTTTCTATCTATAACGGCAGTAGTGTTGTTTGTCTCATCGCATACAACCCTAAAGTCGGTGATACCACGTCTACCTTTGATTTCTCTCAGGAATGGTTCTACGATGTTAACAAATTCCGCTCTAGTAAACTCATCGTTAAGTTCAAACAATGTGTTTCTTGCCGCATTTGCGATTGCTCTTTCAACAACATTAAACAACCTACGAACATTAATACGATCAAATGCTGATGGTCTGTTCATGTGTGTTTTGTCACCATATAGTAAGATACCTTGTCCCGGTAAATTAGCAATGGGGTTTATCCCTGCTTTATACAGTGTGTCTCTTTGAGCCTTGGTAGGAGTATAGGCCAAGCTTGTTACGCCTAAGTACTGACCTCTACGTGAACCCGCTGGTGAGAACCATGGTGCGGAGTTTGCGTCTGAAGCCGCCATAATACCCGCTGTTTGTCCAGCGGCTGGCACGTTGATGTACTTATCGTTAAACTTGTCATACATCTTTAACCAGTTGTTGTCAACAAATAAGTAATCACTATAAGTGTAATTACCAGTATCTGTTACTGTGTCAACTTCTGGATTAGCGTTACCTACTACTGATGCAGAGGCTGGCGAAGTTACCACAACAGCATCTTTACGTGTAGTACCCGCTGTTGTTACAAGATCGTTCACTACTGTAGCTTGATCACTAGCGGATGCCTTACCCGGAGCGATTAAGAAGTCAAGTTGAATAGTATCTTTATCTTCAAAACTATTAAACCCTCTTAGATAATCGTCTGTGCCAGCGGCTGATCCGTCAACACCACCAAGTAAAGATTTTGATCCTGTGCTATCTACGTGTGTAGTAGCATAAATGTATTCTGATTGTCTGTTAATAACGTTCTTCATATAGTTAGAAGTACCGTCTGTGTTAGTAGCAGAACTAGAGTTTGATACGAATGGGTATCTTTCTAGAACAGTTCCAGCCGTTCCTGTGATAACACCATCTTCATCAAGAACAAGAACGTGACGTTCATTTCCTGATGGGGTTGCATCGAACTGCGCTTTATAAGAGGCACTCCATGTTGCCCAATTTGTTGCGTCTGACCAAACCACTTGTAGTGAACTACCTAGAGCACCAGCATACTTTCCGTAGAAAGTTGATTTGCCAGCTAGAGTAGTTGATACGTCAAAAGCCGCTTGATTTTTAATTTGTGTTGCCGCACTCGCTGAGTCAGCCGCATTTAATGCGGTTGTATCTGCGACACGAACTGTTTGAAGACCATTTGAGAATTTTAAAAATCCCCCCGCCGTATGAAAATCTACGGTATGTGCGTCATCAGGAGCACCGAATTTAGAGGCAAGACTTGCTTCGTTGTCTATTAATACTGCCTCTTCGATTGGCCCCCAACGAAATTTCCCTGCAAATGCGCCTGTGGTAGTTTGAACATTAGGCACACCGCCTGTGAGATCAACTTCCTTAACGACAATCGCTGGGGATTCTGATGGGCTAAATATTGCCATAACTGTTTCCTTCTTTTTCCAGTAATCGAATTATATGTGTTTCATAATACGGTTATTTTCAATCACTTGTATTTATAACAAATCAAAAGTCGAAGTTTGGTGTCCAATTTCGCTCAACTGTCCATCCCTTTAACTGATCTCCTTCAAGAACTGCTTCGTCATCTTCTTTTTCAGGATCACCAGCACCATTTATAAATCCAAATGGCACCAAGTCATTTTCTATTTCTTTCATACGTTGTTCAAACATCATATCTTTTAAGTTCACGTCTGTTAGTTCTTCAAAGTTATTACCAACAGCAAAGAAGCCAAATAGAACAAGGTTCATTATTAGATCATCGTGGTTGCCTTCTGACGCTTCATAGGAAACACCTTTGGCTACGAATGTAGACATTTCTGATATAGTCTGTGGATCTAGTATATTAAGTTTACGATTTTCTATGATATCTTTTATAGCCGCACACCCAATACGCTTAACCTTCTTATTCATTTCAACACCAATGCGGTCAGCCTTTACCACAGATTCCATGTGAAGGTTCTCATATTCTAAGTCTTGATATAACCCATTAGTTACTAGTGTGCCTTGATCGTTTGATTCAATAATAACATATGCTTCGTTATATAAAGTTGCGTACTTATATATAATGGTAGGGTAGAGAATAGGAGAGATAGTATTACAGCGATAAACAGCAACCTGTTTAAAAGGTCTTTGGCTAATGTCGATCAAATTAAATGTAGAATAATCCTGTCCTCTACCCTTCGCAACATCAACACACATAACATAATTAGTCTTTGGCTTTGGTGTTTCGTATATAAGAAGATCTCCACCCTCTAAAACTTCTATATGACTTTGGGCTACTTGCTCTAAAAGAATATGTGGTGCTATAAGAGTATCGCCTGTTCCAAAGAATGTATTACCAAACTCCTGATCAAACTGTAGTTGAGATGTGTTTGATATGGTCTTAAGTTTCCATTCCTCATCTCTCCCCGGTACGTCCCACCAATCAACCCTGAACGGAATAAACTCGTTCACTTTTTGCATTGCGCCTTCCCACAGTTTATGATACATATTACCTATACCATTTGCTGTAGAAGTGATTATGATCTGCGTGTCTTTACCAGATGACACAACAGGATATGTTGAGGTGTAGAAGTCTGCCGCTCTCTCAACAAACGCAAACTCATCCAAGTATAGAAGGTTGACAGACATACCACGAATAGAAGATCCAGAAGTAGCGGCTGATACTATGCGACTATTGTTACTGAACTCAATACTTCTTTTGTTAAGAGCCTTACACCCCGGCTGTAAGAAGAACGGCAAGTTCTCTAGCATAAGGTGAATACGTCCTAGCATCTCTTGTGCAGTCGCACCTTTGTTGGCTAGGATAGCAATAGTCTTCTCTGGATTAAAACAAGCATACCAAAGAAGATAGGCAACAGAACTAATGGACTTACCTGATTGCCGACAAGCCAACACAATGCTAAACCTATTTTCTTTGAAATGGCTAAACATCTTTTCTTGATATGGGTAAAGTTCGAAGTTGACAAGACCTCTATCTAGGTGTATGATCTTACAATAGGTCTTAGCAAAATAGCTAGGATCTGACATACACCTTGAGTATTCTTGTAATTCTTTTTTACTGTAATTATGGTTGATCCCGTCACGTTTAACGTTGGGATTACCCATGTAGGTATCATTTATCTGATGTGTATTCACTTATATCTACCACGTTATCTTGTTCATCATCACTGTCTTTCGACAAAAGCATTCTTTGTAAGTCGCTTGTAGATCCTACAAATAGATTGTTATTTGTTGTGCCTTGAGGAAGTTCTTTTAAAGCATCTTCTTTGTTATATTCTTTTTTCTTTTTGTGTAGATCAAGAAGGTTACCATTAACATCAGCAACGTTCTTCATCATGCCAGACAAGACTTCAAATGCACGAGGATGCTCAGTGGCACGTGCGACTTCCATCATCTCTTCAAGTGCTTCAGACCCCTTTACTAATAAATCGTAATAGGTCTTTCTAGCAAACTCAAAATCATCATCAACATGATCTACTGGTTCATTATTATCAGTCATTAAAAAGGTGCCTGAAAATCAAAAGTTTCGGTAAAGCCAAAGTCGCTATCGGCAGAGGCCAGTGCTGGATTTGTTGTTACAGATATCTTACCCATTTGAATGTCTGAGTCGGCTAGTCCATTTCCTATCTGACTAATGTTATTTATAGAGGTTCTGATGACACCAGATTCTTTGATAGCACCATAAAAGTTTACTCTCATTTCAAATGTTAATGTGTATATAATAGTTCTACGTGATTCTAAAGTTCCTTCAAAGTCATCATTAAAATCCACACTTTGTAGAGTTATAGGTGTATCTTCAGTTATAGATGGAAACTCAGCAAATGGTTTTATTGTAAGACTATACTGTGGGGTAAACGTAGGAAGTATTTGTTCTACCATCTGTAGAGCATCATCCTGTGTCTTGGCGTATATACTAAGTTGAAACCCAATGTTGTAAGGAACAAAACTATAGAACTTATTTCTAAGGTTACTAGTCGTTCCAGCCTGTGTAAAGTTGTTCATCTTCTGTAGTTGTCTTTGAGCATCATACGTAACGTTTGTAATCTCAAAAGACATTCTGGGAAGCTTGATAGCAACCTTAGTGTTCGTATCTAGGTCAGGGTTCTCTCTTATTCTCTCAAGAAACTTTCTTTGAGGACCATAGGCTAGTGGAACTTTTACTTGACTTATAACTTTATTTGAACTATCTTTGCGTAGAACATACAGATTATTGAATAGCGTACCAAATACTGCTACACTCTTCCGTATTCTTTCATGATAGAAATGGGTTCCGAACATAACTAGCCTTTATATATTTTCGTGAGGTGATCCTCAAACTGTTCAACTTTATTTAATCTATCAGGCCAAAGGATATAATCCTTTTCGGGGTTCTTCTTCAGATTATTTAGCAGTGGTATTACTGCGTTATATAAAGCGTTTAGTTTATCATCAGAAGACGATGCTTCACTCTTAACATTCTTAACTGCGTCAAGTTCATCCTCATCAACTGCCGTAAATCCAAAATCAAATATGTCAGCCATTAGTTATTCTCCGGGTCACCAAAAGGATTGTTCTCAGAGAAGTCTAAGAAACTTGCGCCTATTGTACTAAAGTCAGTGTTTTGTTCGTTCTGACTAATCTGGTTGTCTTCACCTACAGCGGTGACTGTTGAAGTGGCTTTCTTACCACCAATGCTTAAGTCTGTAGATCCCACTATAAATCTATTCGCAACAAACTCGTGATACTTGCCATCGTCTGCACCGATATGGATAAGCTTAAGAACATTATCTGAGTCTGAGAAGGATGCAACTTCTCCTGACATAATTACTCCCGTAGATAGTGTCTGATTAACAGCTTCCCCTACTGTAAAGCCTCCTCCAGCACTGTCAAGGGTCAACAGGTACTCATAAGCATAAGATGTTTCTATTCCATCAATAGCGGCAACGTTTGTATCAAAATCTTCATCGTTGTATTCGAATAATTCACATCTAAGTTTGTATGTAGATAAGTTACTTAATTGATAGAATGGTTGCTCATGCTCTACTGCCATGATCTGGAACATAGAGTTTGACATTGGGATGTATACTAGATCACCTTCTCTTGGTCTTTCACTATTGATATCATTATCAAACCTATTGATAGTTGAAGTCCATCTGCGTCTAGCAACTACGAATGTTGCTTGGTCTCTTATCTCCACACCAAACTTGGTAAACAGATCTCCTTCTCCATCAAAGCCATCTGTATTCTCAATATACATTTCTATCTTATATGAAGAGTTAAACCTAGAAGGAACGTCATCACCAAATATTCTGTCTTCATTAACTATGTCTCTAGGCAAGTAATAAACGTCTTGCCCAAACATCTTCAAAGACTCTATGGTAATATCTTCATAGAGGTTCTGTTCAGAGCTTACTTTTTGACTGAAGTAAAGATTAGTTGCCATTCGACTTTCCACCAATGTAGCCGCCTACGATACCAATCACACCAGTGAGTGACATTTGAAGCAAGCCAATTACACTTTCATCTAACTCTCCACCATGCTCATTAGCCATCATAAATTCGTCTACGACTATAAGTCCTAAAATTCCCATAAGTCCCATAACCAAAACTAATACTATTAGATCTTTTGTATATTTCATTTCTGCACCGTTGCCTTTAAGTGTTCTAGTTCAAGTCTTAACAGTTCTATTTCTGTCTTTAACTTTTGAACATCTTTTGTCGTTTGTTGAACTGATGCTGGAGGTGTCCATTCATCAATCCAGT